TCCAATTCAATTCGCACGATCAAGACCCGTCCGATTTCGCATCGGGCGATTTCCATCATGTGATGATGGATGAGCCGCCGCGCTTGGCAATCTGGCGGGAAAATGAAGCCCGCACGATGCGCGTCAAGGGGCGGCTCTATCTTTCGATGACGTGGCCGGACGATCCGCAAATAGCGGTCGATTGGATTCACGATGAGATTTACGACAAGGGCGCACCTGGACCGCATAAGAATAAGGACATTGATTGGTTCGAATTGTGGACCACGGAGAACCGCAATCTCGACCAGGAGTCCATCGCCAAGCAAATGGCGGAATGGTCCGATGAAACGACGCGCGTTCGCATCTATGGGCAACCGATCCGGTTTTCAAACCGCATCCATCCGCTCTTTACCGATACGCCGCTATCGTGGAGCTTTGCGGCCGGTCGCGTGGTGGTGCCGGTGGATGGCAAATGCCCAGAGACCGGCTCGCATGATGTGGTCTCCTTTATCCATGTTGATGAATTCATGCCGTCGCGGGTATGGCCGACCGTTTGGCTGATAGACCCGCACCCGCGCAAGCCGCATTGCTTCCTATGGGCGCAAATCGACGCCAACGATGACATTCAAATCGTGGAGGAAGGCGAGCTGGACGCCGATCCGGCAGACTTGCGCGATCATGTGCGCCATATCGAAGAATCCTATGGGATTCGGATTGCCGACCGGCTGATTGATCCCAATATGGGCCGCTCGCCAGCATCGGCCATTCGCGGCGTCACATGGCAGGATGAATTCGGCAAGGTCGGCCTGCAATGCGCTTTGGCCGATGATTCCGATGTCGGGCGCGGCCGGGTGAATGAATATCTTCGCCCCGATGAACGCACGCTGCGGCCACGGCTTAGGGTTGCCGCGCGCTGCGCTCGCACGATCTTTCAAATGAAGCGCTACGTTTGGGACAATTACCGGCGACAGGAAGAACGCGACCTCAAGCAAACGCCGAAGCAAAAGAACGATGATTTCCCGACGTTGCTGAAATATCTGATGAACACCGACCCGCAATTTGCGGTACTGAATTACGGCGCACCCGTTATCCGTTACGGACGCGGAGAGCGCGCCCGCACATACACACATTGAGGGGATTTGCGATGGCTGGGAAAATGCTGATGGTCTGCCTTGGCTTTGCGAACGGCGATCCGTGCGAAGATGTGGGCAAGTATTTGCTGCGCTTCGATCCCGATTACGGCGGCGGACTCGGCCGCGCCTATTGGACGGATAATGCCGCCGAAGCGAAGCTGTTCAAAACGTCGGAAGAATTCTTCAGCTTCTGGAAACAGGAATCAATGCTGCGGCCGAGGCGGCGCGACAACAAGCCTAATCGTCCGCTTACGGCCTATTCCGTCACCACGGCAGACCCGGCCGATTTGAACGATCCCGGCTTGCTGGCAATGGTGCGCGCAGCTCATAGCGTCAACGGGGAATGATATGGCGTATACGGACAATGTTGTAAAAGCGCCAGCTCCGCGCCGCCGCAAGCGCAATAGCGTAAGCGCGGATGAAGGCGTTGAAATCGCCAATCGGGTTGTCAAATTTTGGGACGATGAATGGACGAACCGGCAAGTGGGCCGCGATGCGCGGGTGCAGCGTTACGCCAAATACCGGCTATGGAGCGAAGGCACGGATTGGCCTTGGCCGAATGCGGCCGATGTGGCGATTCCCGACATGCTTCAAGATTCGCTGCGCATACAGGACACGCTCGTAAATGCGGTCATGTCGCAAAATCCACCGGTCACGTCGAAGGCGAGCAATCCCGACGATGAGCAAAAGCAAGTCATTATCGACCATTTGTTGAACTTTCAGTTCTTCGTGGAGAACACGGGCGAGCTGTCCGTGGGCGAAATGGCGGAATCATTCGTCAACGATCCGGCTTGCACGGTCTTTACGCCATGGGTGCGCGAAAAGCGCCAAGTCGCGACGATCATGCAATTTGATGAAATCCCGCCCGATGAAGAACCGCGCGATTACTTTTTCCGGCTTGTCCGCAATCAATTCCCCGCCGCGAAGCGGTTTGATGCCAAGGCGGGCGGCTGGGAATGGACCGTCACCGATGCCAAGGACAAGGAATTGACGGTTTGCTTCTACACCGATCCGGCCGACCAGGTTGAAATGGTCATCGAAGAAGAAGCCATCGTTTTCGACGCGCCGCGCCCCTTCGTGAAGGATTACGATGATGTGGCGTACCCGCCGCGTTCGGCCAATCTGCAAATGCCGGGACCGTCAAACCCGAACGGCGCACCCTATGTGATCTTGCGCGACAAGCCGACGCTGGCAGAGCTGAAGCGGCTGAAGAAATCCGGCTTCTACGATCTGCCGACCAAAGACGAAATGGACGCTTTGGCGAACGTCGCGGCAAGCGAAGCGGCAAACCCGAAAGAGGAATCCGCACGCCAGAAAGACGCGCTCGCGGGCGCGGTGCCGAACCTCAAGCCCCGCGACAAAGCGCACAAACGGCTTACCCGGCTGATTTGCTTCGACACTTACGATATCGACGGCGACGGCATCGAAGAAGATGTCATTTTTTGGGTGATCTACGAGACCAAGACGCTTCTCAAGGTGCGTCTCTTGTCCGACCTCTATCCCGGCAATCCGCCGCGTCGGCCGCTCGATGGCGCGTGCTTCTTGCCGGTCGGCGGGCGCTATGACGGCATGAGCCTTCTTGAAACCATGGAGTCGATGCACGACGCGGTGAAGGTGCTCACGGATCAAAGCTTGAACGCCAACGATCTTTCGATTTCGCCGCCCGGTTTTTACCGGCCTGCGGGCGGGCTCAATCCAGAAGTGATCCGAGTCGAGCCCTTCACCCTTTGGCCGCTCCAGAACCCGCAACAGGATTTGAGCTTCCCGCAAATCGGCAATCCGCAAGGCATGGCAGCGGCCATGAACATGATTACCGTTTTCGGCCAATGGCAAGACAAGCTCACGATGGTTACGGACCATTCCTTCGGGCAAGTCGCGCCGGGTTCGTCATCGGCGCTGCGCACCACCGGTAATATGTCGCTTGTGTCCGGCCAAAACGAAGCGCGCCCCGAACGCATCCTTCGCCGCTTTTTCATCATGCTCACGGGCGTTTGGACGCAAATGCACCGGCTAAACCAATCGTTCCTGCCGAAGAACAAACAGTTCCGTATCGCCGGACCCGTGCTACCCGAGGCCGATCCCTATTTGAAGATCAATGATCGCACGGCGATTTCCGGCAATTACCAATTCACCTTCGACGCCAACGTTCTCAACACGTCCAAGGCGGCGCTGCAAAGCGCGCTGCAAACCATCATGGGCGCATTGCTTACGCCGCTGTTCCTTCAATCGGGGGTTGTCAAACCCGACAATATGTATCGGATGGCCGTCGATTTCGGCCGGTCCTTCGGTCAGGACGTGACGAAATACGTTTCGCCGCCGAACCCGCAAGCGGCCATGCCGCGCATTTTGGCTGAGAACGCCATCATGTCGATAATGAATACGCAAATGCCGTTCGGCGTGCCTGCGGAAGCGGGCGGCGTGCAAGAACACATCGACAAAATGGAAGAATTCGCCAAGAGCGATAATTTCGGCTTCCTCACGCCGCCGCAAATCGCGATCTTCAAAACCTACATGCAGCATTTGGGCGTTCTCGCGCAGCAAGAACAGCAACAACAGCAATTGGAGAACAACGCCGCGCAATTCCAGAATCAGCGTTCGGCCGGTGCGGCCGGTCCACCGATGGGCGGTGCCCCACCGACCAATCCGCCGCAAGCCCCGCCAAATCAGCCGCCCCAAATCAGCGGGCCGGGTGAGCTGATGAACGAAACCCTACCCGGTGCAGGGGGAGGAGCGAATAGCCAATGACCTTCGAACGCGAGGAATTCACAGGCACAAAGCCGCGCCAGCCGCCACGCGATGAGCGTCACCAGCTCGCGATGATCCGGCAAGCGGGAATCTCCGCGCACCTGATGACCGGCGATCCGCATTGGGACCAATTCTTGACCTATTTGCAGGCGGCGGTTGAGGCCAATTGCGCGCAACGCGATTCATTCCTGAACGACCTACTCAATCCGCTTCTGGTCAACGCCGATGAAGTCGCCAAGCGGCGCATCGCGATTATTCGGCTGGCGGAACGGATTGATGTGCTCCAGTTCGTCTTGAGCATGCCAGCGCATTTGAAGCGGGCAGGCGATCTGGCGGCGATGAAGCTACGAGACATTTCCGAGGATAGTTAAACAGGAGAAAAATCATGCAGCAATTTCTTGTCGGTCCCGGTCGGCAGATACCGAACGGAGTCACCTATGGACAGGTCGCGGGAGCTTTGCAGCGCAAGGGCGATATGTCCATGTTTCAGGATGTCAGCATCATTGTGGACCCTGGCCCCGTTGGACGGCCGACCGAATATGAAAACGATACTTGGTGGATGCCCAAGGTCACGCGCAATTTCACACTCGACGGCGGCGGCAATTCCGGTGCCAAAGCCCGCATCATCAATCGGCGTCCCTCTGGAATGCCGCAAGTTCCCGGCCAGCCATTTTCCGGCAGCGGTGCCGATAAGGGCCTGTTTTGGGATGCTGGCGTCGATGTCGTCATTCGCGGCTTCGAAGTAGAAGGCGCGCGCTCGCAATCGGGCGCGTATAATGGCTCTGGCGTGCGAATGGACCGTGGAACAAACCTGACGCTCGAAAGGATGATTTTCCGCTATTGCCAAAACGGCGCGCTCATTTCGCCGCAAGACCTTGAAGCGACCGAGGCCGACGAACGCGGCAATCTTATCATCAAGACGTGCGAGTTTTCGTGCTGCGGATTTGGCGGGCAAGCGCATTTACTGTACTGCGGCACGACCATTACGTGCTTTGTCGATGACAGTATTTTCACACATGCGGTTGGCGAAGGAAACACGTTCAAAACCCGTTCCGACTATACCCGCGTAAGAAGCACTTTGCTCACGACCGGAAGTGGATTCAATTCCTGGGTTTACGATTCCATGGGCGGGAAAAACGAACTGCATTTCAACACGTTCCAAAACCTCGCGCCATTTTCGTCACAGCCGAAGGGTTGCGTGCATATTTATATCGAGCCACAGAGCAAGGATGTCGAAATTGATATCCAATATAATTTGTTCGATCTGCGCGGAAAGGCCCCCGGAAAACCCATCGTTGTCGATCCGCGCATCTTGTATAACGGCACGGGCGGCATTGGCGAAGATGGCAAATTCCACAAGAAAGGCGAAAATTATTATGTCCAGGGCGAATTCCGCGACATGGTTGGGATAGTGGACAACAATATCGTTCTGATTAATCCCGATCAGCGGAATCATTTCGGCTACGATCCCGCCACCGGCCAAAATAAGATGGTCTTTCCTTGGAATGATGTGCGCTATGGGCCGATTCCACTACCGCCCGGTCTGGTCGAAGGGCCGAACAACAAATTCGTCGTTACCGATGCGCCGCCCGCCGACGATCCACAGAGCACCGATGACGATGGCTGCGATGATGACGGCATGCGGCACGGCCACAAAAAAAAGCGCGATGAAGGAATGGGGTAGGGCACCATGAGCGTAATGGTCGAAACCAAAATTATCCGCCGTCCAGAATGGCACTTGCCGCCCACCGTGGCCGACAGGTTGCGCAAGATGGCCCTTGACAACTTCAACGGGAGTGTGGAACTCCTAATACGGAATGGAAGAATTCGCGGTTTGCACGTCACCGAAAACTTAGACGTACCGCCGCACGAAATTCCGTAATTCGAAGGTCATCGGGGAATCCGAGCCCGCACCAGGGACCAGCCTGGGGCGGGCTTTTTTGCGTTTGGGGTCACACAATGCCTCCGGTCTCAGAAAAAACGGGCGATGAATCCGATCCCAACAACACAGCGGGTAAGGGTTCAGCGGATGCCGCCGATCCGAAAGAGGCCGAAGGGCTGAAGGCCGCGCTTTTGGCCGAGCGCGAGAAACGACAGGACCTTGCAAGTAAGCTCGCGCGCTTGGAAGGAACTGTTGAAGGCTTAAAGGCGCGGCCAGCCGCCCCCGAAGCGCCGCCACGGATTTGGACACGCGCCGAACTCCGCGCCTTGGTGGATGGCGACAAGATCACCGAAGAACAGATGGACGCCCAGCTTGACGCTCAATTGGAAGCCAAGCTTGAGCGCAAATTCGCCGCGAAGATGGATGACGTGTCGGCGGAAACCCGCGTGACCGTGGGAGTCGATTCCCAAATATCCGCCTACATCGAAGCCCATCCCGATTTGACCGATACCGAAAGCGATCTTCGCAAGAAGGTGCAGACGGAATTCGATTATCTGGTGGGCGTTTGCGGCGATGATCCGAAGGACAAGCGCACGGAGCTTAAGGCGATCCGTTCGGCGGTCGGCGCGCTCGCGCCCAAAGGCCGGAAGAAAGAACCGGAAGCCAGCGAAGAAACCGGTGGTTCCGATGGAGTCGCCACGAAAGGCGGCGGCGGGGATGACGGTTGGGCGAAGGGCCTGACACCTGCGCAGAAGGCTTATTACAAAAAGAAAATCGACCAAAACTTCTACAAGGGCACGACCGATAAGAACCTTCTTGCGGAAGTCGCCATTGCGCGCAAAACGCGCGAACAGAAGGCGTTGCACTGATGCCAGCTTTGCATTTGGTGCCTTGGGACGAAGAACGCTTGGCGAAAGCGTCCGAACACACCGGCCGCAAAGCGGGCATCACGGCGGGTTCCTATATCGCGGACCTCGCGGCGCTCAAAAAATCCATCGTGCTTTGCCAATCCTGCGCGCCGAAATTTCACGCGCCGAAATACGGCTACACGACCAAACACGGCTTGCCGCTTGTTTCCGGCGCTTGCGACGGATGCAAGGACGAAGGCCGCGACCGGCAATTGTTCATCCATCATCAGCAAATGCCTCGCTGAAGGGAGAGCGGTTATGAAATTTGCTTATGACCTTGGCGGCGCAGCTCCGCACATGAAGCGCTTTCAGGTGAACGCCTCACTCCTGACCCCCGGCGTTCCGGTCATCAAGGGCGGCGCGAATTCGAAAGGCATCGCCGCTTGTACCGTGAATGCAGCGGTGGGTGTGATCGGAGTCACGACGGACATCGCAACCTTCGTGAACGCGCAACAGGCGGACAATTCCGATACCGAACGCGCGGTAACGGTCATCATCAATCCGAACGGTGTTTATCGCGCCAAGCTTTCAGGCGGCGCGGCTGAAAACACCGGCCTTCCGCGCGTGCCGGTGACGGTTGTTTCTTCGGACGGCTTGACCGTCACGACCGGCACCGACTGGACGGCACCAGAATCCGATGAAGGCGTCATTTTCGGCTATGACGGCGCGAACATGGGCAAGGGCCGGAAGATCATCGCCAGCGCCGCCACATTGGCGACTCTTGGCGTGCCGCTCCCGAACGATACGCGCGTTGGCGACAATTTCATCCGCATCCCGTTTTGCGCATCGCCCTACGGGTACGAAACGCAATACGTGCAGCTCACAACGCTTCTCACGCAGATTGATTGCAGCGTTGCGGTCAACACCACGAACGTCAATTTCCGCGTGGTCGAATTGGCCCTTCAGGATGCGGGTAATAACGGCGCTTTCAACAGCGCTGCGCTGATTATGGCGAACGGTTCGGTCTGGTCGGCCGGACTCGTGGTCTAAGGGAGAACCGCAATGCCAGTACCCAGCACATCGGCCAATTTTGGCGATCTTTTGGACCCGCGATTCCAACGCATCTTCAATGAACAGGTGGACCGCGACCAACTGGACGACATGATTCCGACCATTTACGGCCAGCCGGACGATAACGGGCGGGCAGACATGCGGTGGTCCAGTGTCGGCGCGTTCGGTGACTTTACGCAGTTCACCGGGAACGTCACCTATGACGACGTTGCGCAAGGCTACGATGTGATTCAAACCCACATCGAATTTGCCTCCGGGTTCCAGGTCGAACGCAAGCTGTTCGATGATGACCAATACAACATCATGGATCAGCGTCCGGCCGGTCTCGCCAATGCAGCGATGCGGACCCGGCAGAAGCACGCCGCGCGAATCTTCAACAATGCGTTCATGGTTGACACGCTGTTTTCGGTGAATTCCGAAGGCGTGCCGCTGTGCTCGACGCAGCATCTTACGAATGCCGATGGCGTCGATATATCGGTTGGCTTCAACAATTCTTCGACCGTCGCACTTTCGGCAACGGCAGTAACCGCAGCGCGGATCAAATTCCGTGGCTTCCGCGATGATCGCGGCAACCGCTACGACGCGATGGCGGACGAAATTCTTATCCCTCCAGACCTGTACGATGTGGCCTTTGAAATCGTGAAGTCGGCCGGTAAGCCGGATACGCCGAACAACAACCGCAACGTGCATGAAGGCGTCTACACGGTCATCGAATGGAACTACCTGACGGACACGAACAATTGGTTCTTCATGGATTCCAAGACCCGCAAGATGCACCTGCATTGGGTTGACCGCGTTGGACTGGAATTCGCCTATGCGGAGGATTTGGACACCATCATCGCGAAATGGCGGGCCTATATGCGCTATTCGCCGTCTTACGATGATTGGCGCTGGGTTCTTGGCAGCAACGTTTGAGGCCCACAATGCCCAACGGCTATTTCAACAATCAGGTGCGGCAAGGCTTAAAGGGCGGCAAGGGTGCCACGACCGGCCAAAAGGGCGGCAAGGCCACCACAACGCTGGGCCTGAAGCCAGGATTCAAAACCAGCGCCCCCGGCAAAAAACAGAGCAAGGACCGTTCGGGCGGCGTCAAGCGCGCGAAGATTTATCCAGATAGCGACGGATTGTGAAATGTACGGCAACACGACCAATTTGATGAAGCCGAATCAGGTGCAGGAAGCCAAGGAAGAATTGGCGCACATCGACGCGACCTTGAACGCGCCGCCCCATGTCCGCGCCAGAATCAGCGATCCGCGCGCGATGCAAAAGCGCCGCCGTGCCCTTCGTGAACAGCTCGACCGCTACACGCCGCGCCCCTATGCGCGAAGCGAACTCGACGCGGCAATCAAGGAATTCAACCGGCTTGCCGATGAGATTCACCGGGACATGCCATCATCCGCCGAAATGCGGCGCAATCCGGCCGGTGCGGTCGGCAAGCACATGTCTTGGGAAAAGCGCAATGAAACCAACATCCCTTGCTATAAGCACATCGGCCTTCGCTTGCTCGCGACCGGCGCGGTGCCTGACAGCCTGAAACACGGTGGAGACATCACGAACGTTGAGCGCTTGCGCCCGCTTGATACGCCGAATGACCTCGTTGACGGCGCGCAAATCCCGAAAACCACCGATTACCATTTTGGCGCGGAAGTCGCGACTTCGGTCTTGTTTTCGGACGAAGAACTCAAGGCCGCTGATGAGCTGGACCCCGATATTGCGGGCGCGCTCGCGGTCATGGACAACGAACAGCGCGCCATCCTGAAAAGGCACATTCAGGAAATGCTTAATCCGGTCCCAGCCGCATCGCTGGAAACCGCTTCTTTTGCCGAAGTCACCCGCGCGGCCGGACGTGTGGGCGTAAAAACCTTCGGCCGCAAGCGTGAGGACATTGTAGCCGATCTGAAGGCGATGGAAGCCAAGGCGTGAGGCGCATCAATGATCTTCGCGGAAAACTTCGAAAGCGGCACGCGCGGCAATTTTGACAGCGAGACCGATGTCGGCAATCAGCTTGATATCGTCAATTACAAGGCGCTTGGGAATTACCCTTGGGCCGCTGTTCCCTATACCGGCGCTTTCGCTTCGCGGATCGTTCTGAATGGCGGCGTGGCCGACGCGTTCTTCACCAAGGCTATCGCCATCGCGGACGCAACGGCCGATTTCTTCCGCTTCGAAGTCATGTTTTCGTCCGACTTCCGCGCGACGGCCGACGATGTTTTCTCGATTCTGGAATTGCAGGGTGCAGCCTCCGCAATCACCGGTTCAATCGGCTTTCGCATTACCGCCGCTACGCAGGAAATCAACGTTGGTATCGGATCGGCGGCGGCGGCGGCGGTCCCGGCGACCTTCGCGCCGCAAGTCATTGACCGGGGCGTTTGGTACGTCATCGAAACCAAGTTCGGCATCTCCACCAGCGGCGCTGGCTTGGTTGACCTCTACATCAGCCGCGACGGAAGCCCCAAAGCGCCTGCACCGGTCGCGCAGCTCTCGGCCAAAACCAATATCGCCGTCACCGCTGTTGTTCTTGGCGTCCAAGATCAGCTTGCCACGACGCAAGGCGTGATCCTTGTCGGAAGCTTGGGCGTCGATAGCGCGCGCCTCAGTCCACGCCAGCGTTACGACAATGATCCGGTTCTCAGCATAAGCGGCCATGCCTTCGTCGGACCCGGTTACATATCGGCGGCGGCGATCTTGGGCGGCACGATGCCGACCATGGCGCTTTATGACACCGACATTGGGGACACGAGTCAGCCCTATACGGTCTATCTCGATGCCGCGATGCAAACGAGTGTCGGCGGGCCGATCTTCTTCGAACGCGGCTGTTACATGCAGCTCACGGGCGCGAACGCAATCGGGCAAGTCATGCTCGTGCGGTCAGACCCGGCGCGCGGCGTCTTTGGTCCCACCTATTACGATGACGCGGGTGTGCGGCGCTTGGCGCGTGGAGGATAACCCGCTCAGCCCCAACTCAGGGGTAAAATAGATGACGAACACATCCCAGCCGCAGACCTTCAACGATCTTTATATTTCGTTGCTCAATAAGGTGCGCGAGCAAACCAGCCAAACCGCGACCGTCAATCAGGCCAAGAGCTACATCAACACCGGCTTGCAGGACATGCACATCGGTTGGGGCGAACGCTTCCCATGGGCCGAACGCCAAGCGCGCCTGACCACGATGGCCCCATATTCGACCGGCACAGTGAGCATTGCGAAAGGCTCCGTGAATTTGACCGGCACCGGCACCAATTGGGCGACGGCCAACAGCTTCGGAATCCCCAATGTCCGGCCGACCGGAAAGCTTGTCATCAACGGCAGCGCGCCGATTTATGAGATTTCGAATGCGGCGATTGGCGCGACCTCTTTGACGCTCACGAGTCCATACGTGGACTCCAGCGTGGTCAACGGTCCATATCTGTACTTCGAAGATGAATACGATTTGGACGCGGACTTTTTGCGCCCGCTCGATATGCAGTATTTCGACACGCGCAGCGAAATCAAGATTATCGACCGCAACCGCTTTCGCCGGAATTTCCCGAAAAACAGCATCCCAGGCAAACCGGGAATTGCCTGCATCTTGGATCGGGCCTTTGTCGGCAATACGGTTCCGGTGCGCCGTGTGGCGCTCTATCGCGCGCCGTCCGCCAATTTCTCGATCCCCTACAGCTTCGTCACCAATAAGCTCGCGGTCTCGGCAACCGGCGTAGCGCAGACCTCTCTTGTGGCCGATACCGACGAACCGATTGTGCCCCTGCAATACCGGCACGCCATCATTTTGCACGGCCTGTTCAATTGGTATCGGGACAAAAAGGACGACACGCGCAGCGCCGAAACCCGCCAAGAATTTGTCGATTTGATGATCCGAATTGCGGGCGATACCGAAGTGGGGGAACGCCGACCGACCATTCAGCCGGTAATGAGCCGATATCGCGGGCGCGCTCGCTCGCCATACCGGCGCGGCACTGGACGCAGCGCCTATAGCACAGGCTCGCGCTTTGACCGGATGGAGGATTGGTGAGCACCCGTTCGCGCTTCCTCAAGCACATTTTCCAGGGCGGCTGGGCGACCGATTTCGGCCATTCGGTTTCGATCCCGATTGCCCCCGGTGGAATCGTCGCGGTGCCGTTCCTCACGGTCGCGGAAAACGTCACCTATGAGCTGGACGGCGGGCCGCACAAAATGCCGGGGCGCGTTATCAACACACCGGTATTGGAAGGCGGCGCGGCCATCCTCGGCGTGTTCGATGCTTGGTTCATCGTTACGGGCGGCGGCGCGCCTGCACCCGTGCAACACCGTTTGATGCATGTCGGGACCAAGATCAAAAAGGACAACGCGGACAACAATTTTGTTGACATCAAAACCGGCCTCACAGTGGGCGCGGTGCCCTGTTACACGATGTTTGAAGGCGTCTGCATTATTTCCAACGATTCGGGCGGCGATGTCCCCCAATCTTGGGACGGCGTAGCGGCGTCCACGTCGAACCTGGGCGGCTCCCCGCCGACCTTCGCCTTTTCCGTGGTCCACAAAAATAAGGTTTGGGCGGCTGGCGATCATACGCAGCCATCGCGGTTGTATTATTGCGTGACGTTGAACGGCGCGGATTGGGTGGGTGCCGGTTCCGGCTTTATTGACTTGGACCCGGCCGATGGCGACCGCATTACCGGCATCATCAGCCATCGTGACGACCTATGGGTTTTCAAAGGCCCCTATAAGGGCTCGATTCACCGGATCACCGGCAGCTCGCCCACGGATTTCGCCCATGAAGTCTTTGCGACCAGCATCGGCGCGGCTAACCATCGCTCTATCGCGGCCTACGCGAACGATGTGGTTTTCCAGTGGTCGGATGCTTCGATTCATACGCTTTCGGCCACGGCAAGCTTTGGCGATTTCAACGAGTCGGCGCTTTCCAGGGAAATTCAATCGTGGATGCGCGAGCACGTCTATATCCCATCGCTCCGCTATGCGCAGGTGACGAATTGGCCTGCCTATAGCCTTTTGATCTTCACCCTACCGGTGGATGCAGCGCCGCTGAACAATTGCGTGCTGATGCTGGATTACCGCTTCGATCCGCCGCGCTGGGCGAATTGGACGGCCTTCCGCGATATCGCTTCGATTGCGAGCGGCATCGGCACCGGGCAATTCAAAATCCGAACCCTATTGGCGGGCGGCGTGGACGGCATCTTGCGGATGCTTGGCGCAACGCCGCGCAATATCGACGGCACGACCGGCATTCCGTTCCACGTCGAAACCCCGGACTTCGATTATCAGGTGCCGTATCGCTTCAAGACCCTTGAAGGGGCATCGGTCACTATTCAGCCACGGACAGGCGGGGATTTGTTCTTCGGCTGGACGCGCGACGATCAGCCATTGCAGCAAATCAATATGGTGCAAACCGGCGCGGTCTTGCTGGGCTCATTCTTGCTTGGGACGGACATTCTTGGCGGCGGGCGTTCTGTGAATATGTACACGCGATGCGCAGAGGAAGGCGGAACGTTCCGCACGATTGCGTTCCAATTTATCAACAACAGCGCCGATCAGGATTTGGAGCTACACGCCTTTTCGACCGAAATCACCGTAGACGCTGAAAGTTACGAATGATGGCAATCCCGCCATCGGTAGCAAACGAAGGAGAACCATTATGCTGGCATTCGTCATTCCGGTTGACGGCTCGAATCTTGGCGGCGACCGTCCCGGTGTGTGGCCTCAACCGCCGCATCCGTCGAATCCCTTGCCCACGCCGCCGCCCGATGGCCCGCCGCCGATGGCAAGTCATCCCATCGTGTTGCCGCCCGGTCAGCCCTACCCGCCAGAAGTCAATCCGCCCATCGTGCCGCCCGATCCGCCGCCAGGTTCGATTTGGCCTCCGTTGCCGCCCGGTACGCCGCCAGGAAAGGCCGTGATTATCGTTGCCGTTCCCGGCTACGGCGTGCGTTACGTGGTTGTCAATTTGGCACAGCCGAAATAGGGAGAGGTTGAAATGGTTCCGGCCGCAGTAGCGCGCCTTGCAGAAAACACCGATGGCGAAGCGGTGAAAGCGCTCTTAATCGCGGCCGGACCTTTCGACGCGACGTTGCCCTTCGATGACATTCACCCCTATTGGATCGTTGTCGAATTGCCGGGACGCGGAATCGTCGGTTGCGTGCAAACTTGTCCATCGCGCCCAATCGGCCGATTGGAAATGATGGCGGTTGCCGCCGATCTTACGCCAAGGGAACGCGGTGCCGTGGTGCGCCAATTGTTTTACGGCGGCATCACATGCCTGCATCTTAACCGCGCCGTCGTCGCGGCCGGTTTCGTGCCGTTCGAATTGCGCGCCTATAAGCGATGGCTGAAGAAGCGCGGTAGTGCCGTTGCCGACAGTGGGAATATGATGATGTGGCACATCAACATGGAAGCCGCGACTCGGAACACTCCGCATAAGGACAAATACAGGGTTGCAGCATGAGTAGCAAAACGACCGTTACACCCGGCCCGCAAACGCCACAGCAAATTGCCTATGAAAATCAACAGCTCGCGCTCGGGCAAAAACAGCTCGATTTCCTGAATCAACAGGCGGCGCAACAGCAAGATTATTTGACTTCGATCAAGCCAGCGATGGACGCGCAGACGCAGCTTTGGCAGCAAGAGCTTGCGCAAGCCCAACAGCAAAATACACCGGAAGCGCAGGCCGCGCAGAAGGCCGCGAACGATTTGCTCATGCAGCAAATCCAAGGCCAGCAACAATTGGCTCCGCTCCAACAGCAAGTGTTGGAAGCCCAGCTCAAACAGGCATTGCAGGGCAACAATGCGACGCCAGAGCAAATTGCCCAAATCGACGCGGCGACGCAGGCCGCGCAGGCAAGCGGCATGTCCGACATAAACGAGGCATCGCAAACCTCATTGCAGCAATTGCGCGATACGCTCGCGCCGTCTCTTGGATTCCGGCCGACCGATACGCCCATTCTCGACCGTGGCGATTTGATCGCAAAGGAAGCGACACGCCAAGCCGGACAATTGGCAAGCGGGCTTGCGCAAGCGAACGCCAATGCGCGCCTGAATTACCCGCTCGCGTCGGAGCAAATTTCGCAAGCCGGATCACAGAACGCGGCGTCAATCACGCAGGCGCAACAGAATTTCCAAGCCGCGCTGGCGCAAGCCGCCGCGACGAACCGGCTCAACCTGATGCAAGCGGGAACGCAAGCGACCGGCCTTGGCCTTCAAAGCGGTCTCGGGTTGGCGAGCGCGTCACGCGGAAATCCGCTCTCCTTCAATCAAGGCACCACGACAACGGCAAGCGATCCATGGGGAACCGCCGCAAAGTTCGCTGGCGGCATCGGCAACGCTTTAAGCGGATTGTCGGACGTTCGTGCAAAGAAGGAAATTCGCACCCTCGGGCTAGACCGCAAGGGCCATCGCTGGGTTTCCTTCAAGTACAAGGGCGATCCTGACAACCTCACGCGCGTTGGTGTGCTCGCGCAGGAAGCCGAAAAGATTCAGCCCGAAGCGGTTTATACGAACGGGCTCGGGCTCAAATACGTGGACTATGCAAAAGTGAGGGCCTGAAATGGCCGGTCTTGGACTCGTTCCCGACACATTGAGCGGCGGTTATCGGCTCCCCGAACTTTCGTCCGCGTTGAACATCGCCGCTTCCGTGCGCCCGCAATCATTGGGCCTTACGCCGACCGGCAGCGTACCGGCCGCGCCCGCCGCACCGCCGCCGCCAGATGCAACACCGCCATCCGATGCAACGCCGACCACGCCCGACGATATTTTGACCGCGTACAACCGTGGTGAGATTTCAACCGCCCAAAGGGACGCTTTGCTTGCCAGCGCAGGGCCACCCGCGCCGCTCGTAAACGCGCTTCCAGAACCGCAACAACAGCTTCCGGTTGCGCCAGTTGATCCGTCATCGGTGGCTACGCCGACCGGTACGCCAACAGAAAGCTGGGGCGACAGAGCCAAGCGCGCCTCGCAAGAAAGCTTTTACGATTTCGAAAATAACCCGGTGGGCTCGCTCGGTCGCGCAATGGCGCAATTCGCGGCGGGATATAATGGCACGCCGAATGAGGGACCGCTGGCGCAATTCGATAAGCAAAAGCTTGAGCAACAAGCGCTTTCTTACAAAAAGCTCGAATTCGGCATGAACTTTCTCGACAAGGCGATCCCGCTTATCGAAGCCGCGCCGGACGATCAGAAATTGGATGTCGCGCAGCATTTGCAGGATACCGTGGGCGGCACTATCGGCCATGATTTCATGCCGCTGTTCCAGGCGGTAGCGAGCGGCCAAATCAAAAATGCTTCCGACTCGGTGAAGGCGATTCAGTCCTATGTCACCGATCCGAAACTGGCGGCGCTAATCACGGCAAATCCAAAGCTCGTGAACGTCTTTTCCGAAGCGATCTTGAAGGAACAAGGCAAGACGCTCGGGGCTGGACCAAAGACTTACGATGTCCCGGCCGGTGGAGTCGTGATTGGTGCGCAGGGAAATATCATTTTCGACAACCGGACAAGCGGCAAACTGCAAACGTTTAAGCTCAGCCCCGGCGAAGTAATCAAGGACTCGAACAACCAAACCATTGCGACCGGCCCGCCAGCCAAACCGGAAAAGCCGGACAGGACGCAATTCAGCTCGCCAACTTTGCTTGAGATTGACGACGGGCAGGGCGGCACCAAGCAAGTCGAAGCGCAACAGAACCGCGACGATCAGACTTGGGTCTCGGCTGATGGCAAGAAAACCCCAATCGACGTTGGCGACAATTTCCGCATAATTACCGGTTCAGGCAATGCGATCCCAGGCGGGCAGCGCGGGCAGATATTGGTCAGCCGCGTCTTGGGCGGCACGGCACTTGCCACGCGCGAATTGTCGAATATGGCGAAAATCTCGGCCGGTGCGTCAACCGGCATTTTTAACGATGCCAGCATGGCCGGGACTCCTTTGGCAGCGCTCGCGCGCACCGTTACGCCGCAAGGCGACCAAGCAATGAGAACAGCGGCCATTGGTCTTTCGCGATCTTTGGCAGCTATCGAAGCAACCGGCCTTGTCCCAAACCAAACCTTCACGGGGCAAGTTGAGAAATATATTCCGCAAAAAGGCGACACCGGCCTAACCGTGTTGCAAAAGTTTGGCGGCATGCGCCAAGCCATCGAAGCGGGATTAGAACAGCTCAACACTTCACCAATGGTGACAAAGGCGCAGGCTGAGCAAATCCGAAATTACCAAAAGGAAGTCGCGAAAACGATTCCGTGGTTGCCGGAAGATGTCATCAACCTGATGAACAAAAACAACAAGAGCCTGACGATCCGCGATTTCGCGACGAAGCAAGGCATCGCGCCGCCACAGACAGCGCCCGCCGCATCGGCCGCGCCCGCCGCATCGGCACCAGCGGCCGGACCAAAAGCGCCGACCGGAACGCCCCCACCGGCCAACGTTCTCAATGACGCCAGAACTGCAATCGCCAAGGGTGCCGATCCGGCAGCGGTTAAGAAGCGCCTTGAAGATTCAGGCTATGACGCGAGCGGACTCTGATGGCTGGACTTTTCGATGATCTAATCCCGAAAGCAACACCGCAAGCGTCCGGTGGGTTGTTCGATGATTTGGTCCCGAAAAGCCAAACACCACTTCCGCCGACACCACCAGCTCTAAACCTCATGGACCCGACGCGGCCGGACGTTACGCCGGGGCAAAGTTATCGCGCCAGAATCGACGCTGCATTTGCCGGTGGCGATCAAGCGGAACGCGACAAAGCAATAGCCGCGCTTGGGCCTGATGCTCAAATGAATGCACTTCCTGGTGTTCTGACCGGCGCGGTTTCCCGAATCGGCGGTCTGCCCGGTGAGATATTGAATACCGTTTCTGGACTTTCGGATTTGACGGGCTTTCACGGGCTCGCGCAAGGCATCAGGGATTATTTGCCGCTCCCGAATATGGACCAATTCGGAAACCTCATCGCCGGACAACCTGAAAACGATGAAGTCACGGCATTCCGCAAGGTGGGGCAGCTCGTTGGGCCAGGGCCTCTCCTAAGAGGCGGCGCTTCGACAGTTGGCACGCTCACAAAGTTGGGCCAGGGCAAGCCGATTCAAGAGGCGATAAACGCCCACAACGCCGGATTGACGCTAATACCAAGATCGGTCTCGAAAGATGGACAATCCATCGAACAGCAAGCCTTCCAAGCCGCCAGCGGCAACGTGAAAACGCGTCAGTATTTTTCGCTGAAAAACCGGCCGGTCATAAACGACCTTGCCGCCCAAGATATCGAATTGCCCAAAGGCACCACGCGCCTGACTGAAAAGATGATTACCGATCAACGCGCGAAATTCGCGGCGGATAAAGCGGCGATTGTTGACAGTCTGCCAGCCGTCGAAAACGATCAAACATTCAAGGACGCGATGGCGGCGGTTGGCAATAGGCAAAGCGATGTAGCAAAGGCGTTCCCCCACCTTGCGCACGATCCAGAAATTGAAAAGCTGGCAACGAGTCCAGATTGGCAGGCCGATTCATACCCGCCACGCGCGGCGGCTGGGCGTGTGAGTATGTTGCGCGACCAAGCCAGCGGCAATCTGAAAGCGATTGGACCGGGCAATCAGGAAAGACATGCTTTGGGCTTGGCCGAAAAACAGGCGGCGGATGCGCTGGACGATCTTATCGCGCGCAATCTTATAAAAACTCGCCCAAGGACGACCCTTATTATGGCGCGGCACAGGTCGCGAATTACAAAAAAGCCCGCGAGCTGATGGCGAAAACCTACGACATTGCGGATGTGACCGATTTCACGACCGGCGACGTAAATGCGCACGCGATCCACAAGCTCTCGGAAAACGGCCGACCGCTCAGCGGCAATCTTGCGAAGCTTGCGGAAGCGGCTGGCAATTTCCCAGGCTCAACGCAGCCGACACGACTGATTAACGGCATGGAGCATTCGAGCGTGGTAGACTATTACCTGATGACGAATGCCATCGCGCACGGCAATGTTCCCAGCGCCGTCGCTGTTGCCCTACGGACAGCCGCCCGCCCGTACCTATCATCGAAATTCAATCAAGCGCGGATCATGCAACAGCCGCTTGGTCCCGAACCATTGCCCGGTCATCCGTATACGTTCGCGCCCTATCAAGCGCAGGTGCAGGCAGGGGCAAACGCTTCGCGTAACGTCCGTAGCCCGGTGCTTGGCTTGCGGCATCTCCCGCCGACGTTGAACGCTTTGAACCTTTATCTTGCGGGGCAACAATAAATGGCGCTTGCTCGCATCAAAGTTTGGGGAACGGAAATCCTCACGCCGTTGGATTTGAACACCGAATTCAACAACATCCTCGGCTATCTTAATTCGCTCAGCGGCGGCAGCTCCTACGGTGGCACGTTCAAAGCCGTGAACACCGGCCTCCAGGCGCAAGACCCGGACGGCTCGAATTATCTGACCTTCCTTCCCGGCAGCAATTTAACGTCCGACCGCAAGCTCACCTTCCTAACCGGCGATGCCGACGTATCGCTCACAGTTTCAAGCGGCATTGTCGCAACCACAGTGCGCAAGACCAACTGGAACCCGTTCGATGGCAGCTCGCAAGGCATCGTCTATACGGGCGTCGATTGCTATTACGTCAAATCCGGCGCGGCGTTTGGCATTAGCGGCAAGGTCACAATCGGCGCAAATGCAAACGGAAACGTCGCCATTATGGGCGGACTCCCCGGCAGTTCCGACACCAACATTGAAAATTGGACCTGCCTTGTCGGCGTCAGTTCGGGCACCGTCTATATCGGGAAGGTCCATGGCATTGTTGCGGCCGGGACTTACATGGACTTTTGGAGCCTCGCTGGCGTTCAACTCACGAACGCCAATCTTTCCGGCCTTACCCTTTATTTCAACATTTGCGCAGGAACTTGACGCGCCCAGCTCGGCATGATGCGATCTTCATAAGATGGATACGAACCTTGCCATTGCGATTTTGCTCCTTGCCGCCGTCGCGGCCCTCTCCATTTGGGCTACCCTTCGCGACCGGAAGAAGCCGCCTGACGACGACATCACGACCGACGACACGGCTTGGTGAAAAAAGGAGACCCTAATGGTTGGCTATTTTTCATCCGGTCAACAATCCTCACCGGGCATTTCCTTCGTGCCGACGCTTTCAGGTGCAAGCGGAGCACCCGACAGCTATTTGCAACGAGTCGGACGATTCACTCGCGCGGGAAGTCTCGTGCTCGCTTCGTATGGCGTCCAGCTTGCGACCAAAGGAACCTTGACCGGCGCTCTGACGCTCAATCTTCCCGTACCGGCAAATGCAGTCGCCGTAGGCAACGCCATCATGATGGCAGGCCCAGGCACCGGCTTTCTGTTCGATGCCCCTAATTCCTATGCTTTGGCAGGCGTGTTCGGGGCGAACAACCCCGGAAGTTGCACGCTCTATCAAATGGGCTCATCCGGCGCATTTTCCGCGCTAACAGCCGCCAATCTTTCCAATTCGGGTCAGGGCTTTTTCTTTTCCCTGGTCTACGAAGCGGCCTGAATCGTCCCATAGGCGCGCTTGACGCCACGTTTCCGGTAATGCAATTTTCATAGCGGTAGCGTCCGTCAAATCGGCTTTTGCGCTTTAAGCCTTTGGCGCACGGTTGGCTGATTTGTCCGACAGTTACCCATGGGCCGGGGGGTTGTGGTGGCTCGCTCGGCCCGCCTTTTTCACAGGGGGCTTACATGGCGCTAAACCAGCGTGTGACACGTGCAGAACGCGAGCGGCGTCATGGCATCACGACATACCAGCGGGGCAAGGTCCGCGCCTTTGCCGAAGAAATCGCCGCCGTAACGGGCGCGGACTACGCCTATATCTATGCCGATCTTGAGCGGCGCGTAATGGAGCGCGGCTTTGCGAATTTTAAGGCCATGCGCGCCCATTGGTTTGACTTGCGAAAGAATGGGAAAGCCCGATTCGACGCCCTGAGCAAAAGCGAAAGAGCGGAATATAAACTCGAAGTCGCTGAACAAATTGAGGCAGTACAGCAAGGCTGGGAAATCTGGCACCATCGCGGCGGCATTTTTCTTGAACCCCTTAAGAGACCTCGCTTCATCAAATTCTTGGTTGAGCCGTGGCGGGCTTGAAACACGTTTGGTTCGGTCCTAAATTAAACCGGTCGTTGAGTGCATTGCCCCACTTGGCGCGCGATTGCAGAAAAGGCCGTTCCGCTGTCACCGTACGGGACGGCCTTTTCCTTTCAAGGATGACTCCCGCAGCGCGAGTGCGAGGGCATCGAAATCCTTCCAATCCGCGTCCTTCAAGACCTCCCCCCAAACGTCGATCACGACCGGCGCGAACAACGCCGCCGCCGCTCGCATCGCGGACACGCCTGAATGCGTGCAGAACAGGGCCACATCGGCGCGGATCAGCCCAGCGAATTCGTCGGCCGCGCCGAACAGGTACGAGACATTTTTCGGCTTCTCGGAAATCAGCGCCGCGAGGAAGCAAGATGTCCAAACCGGATTGGCTTCGATGCAGAACACCCGCTCGGCGTACAAGCCCAAATGGAAGGCCAGGAGGCCGATGCCGCCGCCGACCTCCACGACAACCTTCCCCGTGATCCGGGGCGCGAGCGATAGCGCTACGGTCGCGGCGGTGGCGTCATCGTAGACCGTGAGAACCGCCGCCGACACGACGCCATGGCGGCGCGAATAGGCGTGTGACGCTTCGCTGCCTTCGTGCGCCTCATAGACCGAGTCCAGCACGTCTTTGATTGTCGCCGTGCTGGATTCTTGCTGGGACTCTTGCTGGGACTCGGGTGCTATTTCGTTCATATTCTGCCCCAATTCGTTCTTTTCGGACTCAATGATTTCATGTACTTAGCTGGTAGCCTTCAAATTCGGGACGTGGGGGCCGGAGGTTCAAATCCTCTCTCTCCGACCAATTAAATCAATGGGTTAGGTGTTTTTTATGTTTCCAAACTTTCGCTTGCTGGGACTCCTTGCTGGGACTCGGAAGCCGTTTCTTCGTCCATGTTGAAATCCCCAGCGTCATCAGACCCAACAATTTCTTCATCTGGAGACCATTCATTTGGGATTACTTGACCGGCGATCACTCCGGTTGTGGCAACGGTTTCGATGATGGCCGCAGGCAGAGTGACAGCATAGGCGCGGGCGCGTTCGAAGGTGAAAAATTCCTTGCCGTTTTCCAGATCAGCGGTGAAGCCGTTTTCATCAAATTGAGTGAGCGGGTAAACCCTATGCATGGGATGGTGGTGTTTCAGTACATCGGGCACCGTAGGCGCTGGCTTTTGCTTGGTCTTGCTCATTGAAAGTTCCCCTTAAGCGGCTTTGACAATTTTGAGCGCCGGGTGTTGTCCGGCCTTTTCGATGACTTGCCGTTTGAAATCATCGTCAATCCCAACGTAAAGCGCCGTCGTCGCGTAGTCGGAATGGCGGGCGAGCTTTTGCGCCCCAAGCGGGTTTGTCTTAGCGATATGCGAAATGTAGGCGGCGCGAACATCGTGCCAGCGCCACGTCTCCCCATAGGCTTCCTTGACCTTCGCCATGACGCGCTTCCAAGCGCTTTTGGGTTTTTTGATCGGCTCCCAAGAGTGATTTTTGCCGCGCCGGTAGGTAATCAGGAATTTGGTCCCGCGCTCTTTCGCTTGGTCTACCAACGCCTGCATAAAAGCCATGTCGTCGGCCGTGCCGGGTAGAAATTCGTCCTCTTTGTCTTTGACCCTTTCGGCCCGCAAATTGACGCCGCCTTTCTCGAAATCGACATCGGAAATTGTCAGCGAGAAAATTTCGCCGCGCCGAAATCCGAAACGGAGACTCGCGCCGAACGCTTCCCCGGCATGTTTCGCGAGGTTCTCCAAGAGCCAGCCGCAAATGACGGTGGGCACCGGGCGCGGTTTGCGCTTGTCCTTTTTCTGATGCGGGACGGTCGGCGGCTCTTTCAGGACACGTTCCTTTGTTGCTTCATCGCGAAGCAATGCCGCGCGCTCAACAATTTGAGCCAAGACTCCAAGATACAGATTGATTGTCGCTGGCCTCAGTTTCTTGCCGCTATCCTTCCATTTGCGGGCGTTCACCGGATCATGCGGCTTGAGCTTTGGCCCGCCATGCCATCGTTTGATTGTTCTTATTTTCAGGTGGGTTACGAAATCATCGACTCTGATTTGCGTAAGCGCCGACGTGACAGATGACTCGGCACCAAAGAACTGAAGGATTTCCTTTTCATAGACTTCGATGTTTTTCGCGCGGGCTTGCCCTTCCCATGTCGGATGCAGGGCGGCGACAATATCCGCGATGATGGATTCGCCAGCCTTGGCGATCTTCGGGGCCATCCGCGCTGCAACGCGGACGGTTTCCTCAACCGCGTCGGCTTCGCGCTTCGTTGTGGCGAGCTGTTTCGTGACCGGGTGAACGGCGGCACGCGGCCCGTAGCGTCGGCCGTCCAGCTCGAATTCGTACTGCCATTTTTTGCGCTTTTTATCGAAAAACGTTGTCATGCTTGCCCCTGTGCATAATGCATTAAACCGTATGGGAACCAAGGTTAGGGAGTCAAGGTAACAGTCCTTTGCGCTTCAGATAGTCTATGGAAGCGGCATGGGCGGCTTTCGTGGCTCGGCTGGGTTTTGGCCGATTGGCTGGCGTTCCGCGCTTGACTGGCCTTGTCTGCCGGTCCTGATAGGCGGCAACGGAGTCTAGGTAAACCCGCACGCCGCGCTTGCCGATGGTATGAGTCTCAAGTTCACCGGCCGCAATCAACCGGCGAATCGCGCTTGCATCCGTGTCCAAATCTTTCGCGACCGTCTTAATGCGGGCGCTTGGGCGGCGCGGCGCTTCGTTTGTTTCGGTTACGAGACGCATCGCTCACGCATGCCCCTTGATGTCTTGGTGCCCTTCGAAGTAGGCGATTTGTTCCTTGAACATGGCGATGATGTCGGCGCGATTACCGTTGGAAATGTAGTTGCATCGGCAATTGCCGGTCGCGTCGAACGGAAAAACCAGAAGCACGAATCCGACCTCGCGCTCTGACGCATCTGGATTGAAGCTTTCGTCCAGCCTACGGGCGATTTCGAGCATCCGTTCACGGAACTTCGATTCAATCGGTTTGTCGCCAATCATCGCTAACTCCCTCGCGAAACCACGATATGATTGAACAGCGCCTTCGCGTCCTTCTGGAGCTGTTCGGCCCATGGCGACAGACTCACGCCGGGTGTTGGGCAACCGGCCGTAAGACGCGCACCAATCGCGATCAGCTCGGAAGGGCTCAGCCGATAGATCGTTTGCAGCCGCGAGGGTTCGGACGCGCTCATGGGTTCTAGGAATTCAGTGGCGCTGAACACGGGATTGATCCCCGGTCTATGAATTTGTCGGCATGATCCTTCAGCACACGCCTGAAATCGCTAACGATCAGCTTTTGGTTATTTTTATTTTCTACATCGCCAACATTATAGGCAACTTCGAAAACAATAGCCGCCGCCACTTGCACGACAGCGTTGTAGAACATTTGCGCGCCAACATGATTGATGTGAGCCGCCGCCATCGTGCTCACGGTAGGCGCAATCTCGGCCATCATCCGATAATAAAGCTTGTCCTCTGGATGGTCTGTTTCGTCGGCCATGCTGAGATATAGGCTTTTCTGTTCGTTGTTCATGTCGCGTGCCTCCCTCCCGCCAATGCTTCGTCGCGCGCCTTCTTCAGCCGTGAGAATGCTTCGGCCGTGCCGCCAAGATCGGGGTGCGCGTCCTTCGCCAAAAGACGGAAGCGCTCAAGGATCGTTTCGCGCCCGCAACCCGGTTTCACGTCCAGAATTTCCCAACAGCTCGGCTCATTGGTGGGTCCGCCATGAGACAGCCGCATAAAGCCATCAAAGGCGCGCTCAAGCATCGGTGCGCCGCCGTGCCGCTCCAGCCCGCGCAGATATTCCACGGCAAGGCCGACCGAACGCAGGTTGCCAAGCACGGTTTTGTAGGCATCGCGCGCCATCACCAATTGCCGCCCCCGACGCGTGAAATAGATGGCGACTCCTGGGTCCTCAAGATTCACCGTCGCATCGTCGGAATAGGCTTCGCCGTTTCGGCGCAAGGGCAGGTTGGACGAAATGATGAAATCGCTTGCCACGCCCATCAGCCGCAATTGATTCTTGAGTTCGTTCCGCGCCTTTTCGAACGTCACCTGAAACGGCGCGACATTGCGATACTTCGCGCGCGGCCAGCCGTCAGGCCATTGCAGGGGATAGGCGACGGTCATCGTTCGCAGCAATCGGGGCAGTACAATAGTGGGGAAGGCGCGTCTACCATTGTGTCAATTTCCCAATTTAGACCAACCAATTGCACGATCACATCCCGCGCGTCCCATGCGTCAACCGTTCTAAGTTTCCAAACTTCAAGCGGCTCGGAAACATTGCCGCAATGATCGCACACGCCGCGAATAATGGGTTTCGTTTCCGGCGTGGCGATGGTCATGCGGCGTCTCGGTTCTTGTCGGCGGCGCGAGCGATTTCCTGAAGCCGCGTCTTGTCGTTGTTGAGTAGGTTCCTGTCGCCTTCGGAAAGACCGTTCCACCATGAGCGCAGTTCTTCGTAACCGGCCGATGCGGCAAGTTCGGCCTCGCGAAACAGCGTGCCCGGTTGACGATCCGCAGCCGATGGTTGCGTTGACCTTGATGTGCCGCCCGCCGCCCATGCGGCAATCTCGCGGCCGGAATCTTCATTGATCGCCTTATCGAGCGGGAACAGCGCGCGGTGTTGATTTTCGAGCTTGATCGGCAGCGGGTATCCCGGCCGCTCGCCAAGCAACAGAAACGAAGCCGTCAATTCATAGGGCAGATTCTTTTCGCAAATCGGAATCCAGCCGTCCTTGCCGGAACGCGAGCGCTTGGGAATGATCCTCATTTTCCCATCTTCGCCGCGCACCATTTCGACCTTTTCTTCAGCGCGGAAACACAGGATCAAATGCGCGCGGACCTGCAAAATCCGGTTCACGAATTTCTTGTGCTCGCCCTTCGGATTGATCCATGCGGCCATCTTGCAGTTTTCGCGCTTCTGCCAATCGTTCCCGGCCATGCGCTTCAGCTCGGCTTCGTGCATGTCCAGTAAGCCGCCTTCGCCCGCATGCTCATGGCTGGCGCTATCGACCACGATTACCGGATAGCCCGCGTCATCGGCCGTCTTGATCTTGTCGGCGTAAGCGTTTGGCGAGAACAGCGGACGCAGCTCGCAATGGTCGAATTTATATTCATCGGCATAATGCAGCGCGCGGCGGCTTTCCGTGTCGATCACCGCGAAGGACTTACCGCCCGACATGCCGGTAGCCAAACGCAGCGCCGATGTGGTCTTGCCGCTACCGGTGCCGCCCGCGAGACCGATAATCAGTCCGACGTTCTCACGAACGGCGGGGCGGAAATCGTTTGCCATCCTAACACCGCCATTCCACGCCGTTGATCCGCTTATAGATCGCCAGGGCGGCTTCGATTTCGCCTTGCTGATTGGACGTGCGAATGATGCCGTCCAGAATGTGTAACAATTCGCTCTTGGGCATTTTGCGCGATTGCGGGCTCGCCGTTTCGGTCTTGGCTTGTTCGGCGCTTTTCACATCCACTTGGACTTGCTGCATATAAAGCCGCTCCAACAGCGACAGCGCCAAGCCAGCGTCCTTGTCGTCAATGTCGATAAAGTGATGCTTCCGGTCCTTCAGGGAAGAAGGAACCGTCGCCTTGTCGGTGAACATGGAAACCAGCACTTTACCGTTCCAATCTTCGACGCAGAGGCATGCGGTCATTGCACGGAGTCTTTGTCAGGGTTCGATTGAAACGCTTCCAGTATGGCTTCAATCGCGGCTAGATACCCCGCATTCCAGGCAAAGCGCGGCGTCACATCGCCATTGATATTGTCCGGCGCGACTATCGGCTTCCGGTTCAACAGCTCATCCAGAATGAAAATGTAATGCGCCCTCATGGCGGCGCTTCCCCATTTTTCCCGGCGCGCAAGGTTTCGGCATAGGCATCGGCGCGCATGAGAAAATCGGCTTCATCCCAAGACCGCGTTTCCAGATAGGACGTGTACGGCGGATAACCCGGCCAAGTGTTTTGCTGCATGCAGGAACGCCAAATCTGAATCGCCAGCTCAACTTTGCGCTCGGCAAGATCAATGACGCTCGGAGAAAGCGCGATCACGGATAGAGCATATGGCGCATAGTTTTCCTGCACCACGAAACGGA